ATTGTTGATCGTGATCCCGCCCCGATCGGCATCCCCCTGGGAAAGGTTAGGGTCCCAGGTCCCATTCTCGTGCACCGTGTTCTGGTAGAGCACCACATGATGGATGGGATTGGTCGTCCAGCTATCCAGACTCAAACTGCCGCCGCCCGTGATCTCGCAGTTGCGGATGGCGATATAGCAGTTGTCCACGTCCGTCTCCCCCTGATTCCTGCCGTAGATGCCCAGCGCCAGACAACTGAATCCTTCCATGACCGTATAATGCGTGTCGCCGTAGTAGCCCCCAATGTGGATTTGTCGATTCACTCTCGGATTGCCGACACCCCGAATGAAGACGGGTTGCTGCGCCGTCCCATTGCCCACGAAAGCCAATTCTCCGCTCGGGGCATAGTTCTGTGGGTCACTGTGAATTTCGATAATACAGCCCGGCACGTTTCCCGCCAGACTCAAGCGTGGTTTGGCCACCGTACCGCAGGGGTTATTGTCATTCGTAGCGGCCGGGTCCGCCGGGTCGATGTAATGCGTGTAGAACCCGCCGGACGGACTGGCGTTGTAGGTCAGACTGCCGTTGCGAACGCCCGGACTGGCATCGTACATCCGGTAGGTCTCATTGATCCCGAACGGCGGGGCCGGGATGCCGATAGGTGGAACATAGACTGACCAAGCGGTGGTCGTCAGCCACAACATAACCATGATCGACAATCGCTTACTCATCGTCGCCTCCTGCTATCATCAGTTGCGGCTTGCTGGTGCTGGGTATCACGCCCCCGAAATCGTATAAATCATCGATCTCCGTTGGAGTTAAGCCACGGCTGAAAATGGGTATCTCGTCGATCAGGCCATAGAAATACTGTATGCCCGTGTAGTCCTTGCCAATCAGAAGAGGAGCATCGTTTGCAGAAATCGTCATAAAAGGGCCCACTTGAGTGACGATAGAACCATTGCGATAGAAAGTGAGGGTATTATCCCCGCTGGAATTCACTACGGCAATGTGCTGCCAACCCGTAGTTAGGCACGCCGCCGATTGAGTCGTTTCGTTGCCATTGTAAATAGCCAACGTGTTTGCGTTAGAGCACATGAAGTCAAATTGCGTCCCTCCCGCATCCCGTTTTGACAAAAAGCGATAGGCAGCATTAACTGATGTAGGATTTATCCACAAGGCCACCGTTGTAGCACCTCCAAACTGCAAGGACTTGCTGTCGGGAATGGTGACGAAAGCCGTCGTGCCATTGAAGGACAAACAGGAGCCGTAATTGCCTGCAGTCCAGGTGGCGTTGGTAAGCGTACCCGTGTTGCTGTTGCCGCTGGAATCGGCAATCTCCGTTCCCGTATTTTCGTTGCAACTCCACCATCCGACCAGATTCGTCGTCAGATCGGTAACACCCAGAGAGATGATGGGAGCGGTCAGCTTCCAGGAGGACAATGGATAAGCCGTTGCCGTACCCAGCAGCAACAAACAGATCATCGCCAAAAGCACTTTTCGTATCATAACAGGACTCCCCTAATCCACATTGGCATTGAAGTAGCCCTGGAACCAGACCATGACGTAATTGGCGTTGTCGGCAGAATTGTCATAACCAATCGTACACCCTGCATCAATCGTAGCATGGTCGATATTCGCTCCGGTCACACTGCCATAATACATGGAAGTGCCATTCGTCGAAAGTGTCACTGCCTCGATAGTCGTCACACTACCTCCGCTGGCTGTGCGCTCTTTCAGGGTAAAGTCGAAATCGTCAATGTCAGATTCGCCGCCTATCGCGGTAATGATGAACGCATATCCCGTCTTGTTGGTCCAGATCGGCAAAAAGGAAGTCTCCGCCAACAGGTCCGGCTCGCAGATCGTCCGGCTATAGGTCTTGAGAGAGTCTGCCATGACATACTGATCGTCCCCCTCTACCGTCCGCAGACTGATGGAGTTCGGCTCGTTGCCGCCGTCCGTATCCAAAGAAATCTGGCCTGCGACCGTCACGTCGGGATCGGTCCCGTTCGGGATTTCCAGAGAGGTCACTCCCCCGAAATCGTGTACACCCGTCCACGCTTGCCCACCACTGAGGATGCTGGCGATTATATCATAAATGGCGTTGCGAGATGAGGCATTCGTCGTGTCATTATTCCAGCCGGTCGGATAGGCAGTATCGTTGACTTCTGCCACATCGGCGTTTTCCATCGCACCCGTGACGCCACTCCAGACGGGAATCTTGCCATCCTCCGGCATGATATTGCTCAGGCCCCGCAGCGTCGGCCAGGCCAAGGGACTGTTCGGCACCAGGCCAACAGTGCAAATAGCTGTTGTTAAAACCAAAAGGAGAATCATCAACCGTTTCATTTTACGCTCCTTGCCTCGTCAGCCACAATCTTCAATATCTCCGTTCGTTGCTCCCGCATAGGCCGTTCCAAAAACTTCGCTTGCTGATTCTCCCCACGCAGAAACATACCACCTTTGGCCGTCCCTGCCGGAGTCCCGGCTGCTACGGCAATCTCCTCTGCGTGCTTGATGTTGAATTCCTTGCCGTGAGCCTTGGTCAAATCCTCGTGGACGTAGACGGCATAATCCGTCCCGTACCCGACAACGATGTCAGCATCGAATCCGTTCCCGCCCACATTTCGCGTAAAGCAGGAAGCCTTCAGATTCCCCATCTGCACCGGGACGATACTCATACTGGCAGCTTGAAGGACTCGACCACCTTTGGAAAGGCCCCGTGCCACAGCCAAACCAATCTTGACATTTGCCCGGTCAAGATTCTTCAGCACATTTTCCAGTCCTGTCACGTTCGTCAAAGCCATCAAAGATACGCCTTGTAATACGTCACAGTATTCCGCAAATTCGGTGTGGACGCGTAAGCCTTCACTTCCCAAGCCCCGTCGTTTTCCAACGAATTGTTTTCGTCCACACCACTATCCAGCGTCCCCAGCATCAACACGTCCCCCACCGCCACTCCATCCACGAACGCAACCGCCCGGCTCACCAACTCTTCGCCTGTAGCGGTTGTATACTTCTCACTTCTCCCGGACCAGCGGCAATCCAGTTCCACTGGAGCAGCGAACGTGGGCTTTCCATACTCATCAGTACCCGTCCGAGCCCAGTGGCAGCATTTTTGCTTTTTTAGCCGGTCCTTGAACGACATATCAAATTCCAAAAATCTTCAGAACTAAAGTGGCCAAACCACTACTGCCTACACCCACACCCACGCAAACTCCGATAAACTTAGCTCTTATCAGATTCAACGTTTGTCCATGAGGACATACGATAACATGCTCAATAAGGACTTCCTTCACAATCTCCCTTGCCATCTCCTTGATTTCCGCCTTGTCCCCAGCACTCAAAGCCATAACACACCCCCTTATCAAGTAAGTATTTCTGTCACGATCTCATCATTCTCCGTCCCCAGCCATTCCAAGGTCACGCTCCTACGCAACCCATTTTTGGTGGAGTTGTCCAACGCCGCCAAGGCTCCCGACCAATCCAACCGCTTGGCCATCTGCCCATACTCATTCACGTCCAAGCCCAGACTTGAAGACTTCTGATAAGACACGCTGACACCTTCTGCCCCTTCACTTGTAGTTCGAGGGTCACGAACAGCATAAAGAAATGCAGAAAGCCATCGCTCGATCTCTTTCAACTCATCCGCCGTGAATGTTGTATCCACACAATGCTTAGTCACCATGAGATTGGCAACCGTGATGAACGGCGTAAGGCTGATCGTAGAATCAACCTCGATAATCTCTTGGACTTCTGCCGATGTTACACGAGCCATCTGGATACCCTATAGCATTCGATTTAAGGGGCCTACGACACGCTACAATCGACGATCTACCTAAACGGATACATCGGGCAGGGATTTTGCCTCGATCTCGTCAAGCTCGTCCATATCAGCACGAATTTGATTGTCCTGCTCTATGAACATCTGCCTCACCCGCAAGTCCTCTTGATGCATAGCTTTCCTATCAGACCAGAATTTGTCAGGACTAACCCAAGGAAAAACGTCCGGCCCCAACCCGCTGTCGTCTGTCACGTTGATGATTTCCCTATCTCCGAACTTGACTTTCCAATCTCTCTTGACGAATCGGAAATCCTGCACGAAGCCCTGATAGATACGGGGCTGATTAGCGGCAGGGCGAATCACCTTCTCATGCCAATTCGGCCTGTCGGCGATACGCTTCATATCAAAGCCCAGCAAGAACACCCGCTTAGCCCCCAGGAGCAGTGCGAGGTTGATCGCACTCGCCCCCGTATTGCCATTCCATCCCAAACCGTCCACATGGAGTCCCTGCGGTTTACGCTGCATCGTCCAGAGCCAAGGGATTTTCGACGGATGCAAGGACGTAACGTTGGTGAATACTGTTCCTTTGTACTTCGCCAACTCGTCTTTGAACGCCATCCACCAAGCATTGTCCCCGAAGACGCAGACCTTGCAGACCTTCTCGCCCAACGTAAACGCCGTATTGCACCCGACAGTGTACTCGTCATGGAGAAGGGACCAATCGAAATCCTTCAGCGACGGTCCCCCGCCGATGATGAACACGTCCTGCTGATCCCAACATTTTTCTATTTGCCAAACAGGCACAGCCTAAACTCCCTCGAATTGCATCAGTTTCTTCTTCAAAGTCTCAACCCTATGTAATTCGTGCTCCCAAACGATTAACGTCGTATATCCATATTTGGCAAATCCTTTGATCCGTTGACGTACATGTTTCTCTTCAGGAACTCCTGTAGCCACTTCACTATGCCAATAGGTTCCAAACAACTCAATAATCTTCTTCTGCCTGTTCACGTTAATGAAATCAGGGTTCTTGCCGTTGATCCATACCTTACCATTACCAACATATTTATACTCTCCAGGGAAGAGGTCTTTGAGGATTCGACGAAGTTGTTTCTCTGGACGATTTATCCCTTTCTTGCATCCCTTAAAAATAGCAGAGAGTTGAGCTTCCTGCCTATAAGAGCAAGACGTATCTTCTCCTTATACTCATCACTAAGATGGGTGCCTTTCAGAGCCATAGGAATTACCCCAACTGGCTCTTGAGGAACTTGACGACGAGCTTGTCCGATTTGGCCCGCTTCAGTTGTTCCCCGCTCTTGCCGTCCACGACGATGTACGAATCGGTCTTGGGATTGTGATAGACCTTCATCGCAGCCAGTTCGGCGTCGGGGAATTCGTCCGTCACGTCCACGCCATGCTCGGACTTCACCGGAGCCTCCGTCTTGTTCGTCGGAGGAGATGGCAGGGAGGATTCAATAGTTTGACCCTCCCCGCCTGTAACCGCGACGGCCATGACAGGTTTTCTTGACATCGACAACTTGGGCAGCTTCACAATCTCCGGCTTGGAAACCGGAGCGTTGGAATCAGACACCCGCTCGAACTTGCCCCGGAACAACTTGTCCAGCGGCATATCCGATTCCAAGATGTCCCCCGCGTGATACTTCTTGTCTCCGATTCGATGCGGACCGATCCTATTGCCCGCTTGATCCTTTTCTCTCAATTGATACTTCACAGCATTATCCTTTCCAAACTCGTTATCGACTTATCGACGACCGACTCTATCCACTTCCATCCGTTACGTGTACGACGTATTGCCGTGGGCGATACCGCAGTTACCGTCATAATCCGACCGGATCTGCGGGACCATGATGCCGATGACACGACCCTGAAGAACTTGCCCGCCCTGCTCTTCCCAATTCACAGGAGTAAACTCCATGCCAATGACCTCACGGACGGTTTGAGTCTCCATCTGAATGATGAGAATATCCCATCCAGTCAACTCATCCAGCTCCCGAATCGCACTGAAGGACGGAACCTTCAGAATACGTTCCCGCAGCGTGACCGTGGTGGTCTGGCCCGCAGTGGTGCTCACATAGTCATCGTCCAGGTATTGAGACCAGTTCGGGGACAGATACAGAACGTAAGGGCCTTTCTTCTTGGCGGTGACAAGATCCTGCTTGCCCGCCAGCAACTCATTCAACATGGTAGCCGGAGTCCAACCACCCTCCGTAGGCTCCGTCAGATGGAATGTGACACGACTACCGAAATCGGTGTACCCGTAAATGGTCCCGGCCAGATAGGTATACTGATCATAATCACTGTTGCCGATGAGTTGTTTTTCGGCCAGCAATGCACAGGACCGAGCACAATCCTCAGCAGATGACATATCCAGCGGCAAACCGCCCCGCTTGGATACCGCCAACTCGCGGGCTCCATAGCCCCAATTGGACCAGATGCACGGCATGGGCAGGATCACCGTATCAAACACAGGACGATCTTTCGTCCCTTGCTCCTGCGGGTCCATGCCCAGATATGCCGTACCAACCCGGCTTGCCCGCTGGGTCGTGAGGGCCTGCACAGCAAAACCGTTAGGTACGTTGTACACCAAACCAGCAGAACGCAGATCATTGACGGCTCGGAGTTCCGTCTGAACAGCCCGCTCGACGGTCTGGTCGATCTGGAGCCATATCTCATACGGCAAAAGGGCGGCGTTGTACGGGATGCGATGGACTTTCCGCTCCGGCTTGCCGTTGACGATCTTCCCAGTCTTCATGGCAATGTACGACTTGTTTTGGTGCATCCCATCATCGATATTGAACGGACGCAGGATACCCGTGTCCCCGTCTGCGTCAATGAGCTTGACAAGGCTGGGACCGTCTAAATTCTGGTCCACCCCGCCGATAAACGCTTTCTTACTCATGTCTTCTATCCTTTCGACTTGAATTCAAGATTTACAAAATCGTCTTTTTCGTTGCCCCGATTCCTGGTTACAAAGCCCGCAAGTGGATCAGTTGATTGGCGTGGCTTGTAGACACGTTCGCCTCCAAAGCTACTGCATTGGCGTAGGCCCCATAACTGCCGCTGTCGCTGGCGGAGCGGTGCATTCCATTGCCCGCCGAACAAACCTGCTCACCCAGAGCGATATTCGTGTAGCCATCAGCCAATCCGAAGAACTCCTCGCCGGGACGGAATCGCACCAACCGGACGGGGGTGTTGATCGCGTAAACATCATTCACCGTCTTGCCTTGAAGCGAATTCTCAATGGCGATCAGGTTCTCCACCTTACCACCGACCGCATCATGCTTGATAACCTTGCCAGCCGAATTGACTCTGCACAACATGCCAGGCATGATCCCGGCTTCAGCAGCGGTACGCTCCTCGTAGACCACTCCGCCGAAGTTCTTGATCTGAATTTGATTCTTGCTAAGACTCATACATTTATCTCCTTTTCACTCGTTCCTTTGTTCGATCCAAAATCCTACCCGGTTTTCACTCAGTGCCTAAGATACGCTTAGGCAACCTTGACCTTGTTCTGGTACGACGGAGGCTCCAAAACCGGAACGTCCGAACAATCGTCGTTCTGGATAGGATCGGCCATACCCTGATAGTTGAACCGCAGCACGTTCTGGACGTCCTTCTCCTGCTCCTCAGTCATGGCGAGGTTGGCGAGGTTCTGAAGCTCCTCCACATCCTTCGTGGCCAGATATTCCTTGGTGAAGGTGTTCTTCGGGTGCTTGATGATGATGCCGATGAACTTGTCCTTCTGCTCCTTCTCGATCCGCTGGCCGTTCTGGACGACACGTCGCAGATCTTCCGGCAAATCCTCCATCGTGATAGACTTTGCCTTAGGCTCGGCGTTCTGGACGACGGGCTTCTCTTCCAGCTTCGGAGCCGGTTCGACAGGCTTAATCAGATTCTCCAGCACCTTGTCGGGCAACGCCGTCAGCATGTCCCGATCCTTCTCCTCGAACTGTTTGTTGGCAATCAGGCCATCCACAATCTTGTTCTTTTCCATATTCGGAATTCCTTTCACTTGATTCTGTACGGGTTTCGTCTCGTTCTTGATGGGATCGTAAGTCATTTTGCGAATAACCTCTTGGGCCTCTCCGCTCAATGTCACGACGTTCCCATTCAGGACATACGATTGCTTATACAAACCACCTTTTTCGGTGGAATAGATTAGGTAGTTCTTTTCCTCCGACCAATCCTCGACGTAGCGATACTCCCCCGTCACCAGGACGGCTTTTTGCATCTGCTCCCGAATGGTATTGACACAAAGCTCATTAAAGTATTTCGTCCAGGCTCGACCGATGGACACTTTGACGCCTTGGGCATTGCGGTAGAACCCCGCTCCGTCTTCGACGCTGCACGCACCTACCTGATCGGGCAGGACGGCGAGATGATCCGGCCCATAGTTGTGGAGGGTGCCGTTGTACTTCTCCCCGTTCCACTCCCCTGCTTCCTCATCGCTATCCGCCATCAAGCCCGTCGAAAGCTCCAGCGTATCCTCGTTCTGGATAGCGTCCCATACCCGCTTGTCCACCTTTTTGACGCGGGCCTCATCCAGCCAAGCCTCGGCGTTCACCTTGCCGTCCTCATCCGCCTTGGCGTTCAGGATGATGCCGATCTGACGGGTGTTGAGGACTTCGGGGGTGCAGGCGGAGGGGGTATCGGGATGGTAGACGACCACAGGCTTCATGTTCCAAAGCTCAACCCGCCTGACATTCTCTTCCTTGGGATAGAGGTAAGGGCCTTGGTCTCCCGCATGAACACCCTCGACCAGCATCACCATCGGGACGACGACGTAGTCCTTGTCGGCCATCTTGTCGTTGCGGACGAGCTTGGGCTTGGCGTTAAAGACGACCGAACAGAACTGGTTCTTGACCTTCTTGAAATGCTCTACCTGTTTCATCCGCTCGTCGGCTTCTCCCTCGGTATCATAGGGGCCGCCCAGCTTCTTCTTACCGTCTTTGGAATACACGAACCATTTGTCCCCTTCTTTGACCTTCAGATCGGAAGAGC